CCAACAGTATTCGATGACTCCACGGTTTGTGTTCGAACAAGCCGAAAGACTGGAAAATCGTTGATACTGATTAAATACCGTCACTTCTACCCTTTGGGTATGGAACGGAATTCAATCAACAAATCAATCGTCCTTATCGGGGCGGACGCAGGATGTATTAACTGCGGGTTTGATTATTGTGGGTGTTGGAGATGACAACACCGGAACAACTGTGTTATGCTTGTATCAACGTCTTGGAAATTCACAAGACTCTAGAGTACATGGCACCTTGGCACTGTAAGTGTCAAAAACGGAAATTAGTGAAGCGATCCGTTCAACATCTGATTGGTCATCAGTGTAAATGTCCAGTGAGAACACTGAAAGTGTCACGACGACGCATCGTATATTGTCGATGTGAATAAAAATATTACACATCTTGGGTGTATAGTTTTTAGACCTTCACCTCCGGTGGAAGGGCGAAGAAGATGGTAATGGTGTGCATGCATACGCTTACCAGAATCGAAGGGAGGTCGTGGTACACTTGACCGCTGGCGCTACGGGGCGATATATTATAGACCCCGTTCTACACCCTTTGGCCAATGGCCTACAAAGCAAAGACCCAGCGTACGAACAAAATCGAACCGTCTGTATTGACGATGGCTTTCGTATTGCCGGCTGGTGTCGGTGTATCAACAGTGGACTTGTCACAATGTGCGAGTCTGGTGAACCGACGATTTTATCGTCAGGGTATTAATTGGGCTGTCGCCGGATTTAAGGTGATTTCACCTACAGGTGCTACCGGTGCCCTCACCGTTGCCCAACTTCCAAATACTTGGACAATGGCCAATTCTTGGGAAAAAGGAATGCGAACTTGGACTAAGATGAATAATGAAGCTCTTGCTGAATCTGAATCTGTACGTCCTCGTTTTTTGGATTTTAAAATTTATGCTGATGCTGCTCATCATCAATTAGGCTATGGTGCTAATCTATTGCCAATTGATTTGAATGGTCTTGTTGCAGCACCTGGAGAATGGGAACCATCGAAGGTTGTTATTCCATTAACAGATCCCGCAGGACCAATAACTATTGGTGAAACTGTTTCAAGGGAGCTAGTTGCAGTTGGAGGTAATTACCCTGGTAATTCTCCAGTTACTGGTTTGAATGCGTTATCGTTGATTGAAGGATACGCATCCTCACGTGCTCTGCCAAATATTGCAGATCCGAATACACCTGATGACGCTTTTGATTCATCGGGTGGTACTCCAGAAAATTGGATGCAGGCCATATTTAATGATGGAGTTGAACAGAGTTCAGAAGTTATTGAAGATATGATTACTGAAAATAATATTGCACCATATCCATTTGAAAATGATGGTGTTAATTTAGATACTATGTATCCAGGCGGAGCCAATCAATTGGCTACGCTTCAATATCACGATAGTGCTTTGATTTCGGGAACAACTATTGGCGGTATTACTCGCCTGAAGGGTGGTAATTTCCCGTGTGGATTGATTCGTGTTTCATCGAATATAGACGCTGCCAACACAGTGTTGGTTATTGATCTCATTCCAGGTAGCCATCGTGGATACCTGTGTGAAACTATGACGGAGATGTGAAGAATGAATGCTGCTGCAGAAACAATCGAAGTCGCAAAGGAAGCGGTTACTGCCGGTTCAATACTTAATCATCTGAAAAACAATCGCCTTGAATATCTGTTAGGCGTTGGTCTTCTCCACCTTCTTGGTGTATCAGATGCAGTAATTACGAAAGTTTCAGGAGTGTGCTTTTGATGGCTTACAATTACGGAAAAACTTTCAAAAAAGACGGTAAGTCTGTGCGCTACCGTTATACTAACAAGGATAAAGCTACTAAGAAATTAGTTGCTGTAAATCCTAAGAAAAAAAACACACGTAGGAAAACCACGAAGTGATTAACGTGTGTCCTAAATGTTCTTCGAACAAAGTTACTGGTGCCATAATTGATGAGCACCCTAAACAACCCATCTGGCATTTTGTATGCGAAAAGTGTGACATGGAGTGGGTTGAATGAATTTCTTTGAAATTGGTGGATTGATTATTGAATTAGACGCAACGTCTGAAGATCCACAAATACCAGTGTTTGTTGAACAGGTTATGTTTGCTGGTAAAAAGTCTTATGATTCTAATACCGGGGTTCAGATCCATATGACTATGGCTGAATTCATGAATCATACTAATGCTAGAAATCGAGATGCTATTGTAGCTATGATTGATGAGGCACCATATGCACCTCCTGGCGGTGGATTACCAGGTGCCGCATGGAATCTACTCAAGAAAGCACCTGGCTTTTTTGTAGACGTCCAACAGTATTCGATGACTCCACGGTTTGTGTTCGAACAAGCCGAAAGACTGGAAAATCGTTGATACTGATTAAATACCGTCACTTCTACCCTT